TTTGGTCAAGTCGCAGCAGATGACGACAGACAACGTGCCAGCGGTTCAGCGGATGATTTCAGAACTGACTATCCCGGCGACACGGAAATGGATTTCGGGCCGCGCCGCGACGACGCTGGCGCAGTATTTTACCTCGCCAATGCCGGACGCAATTATGGCTGAGATTGCGAAGGATTGGGCAGAGGAATTGCAGGACTACCCCGAGTGGGCTTTGCAGAAGGCTTTTCGTTGGTGGACAGGGCGCGGAAACCAAAAGCGCCGCCAGAAGCCCGTTCCGGGTGATATTTCAGAGCGCGCGCATATCGAGTTGAGCATTGTTCGCGCAGCGGAAATTGAGGCCCGGAACGCGCGCACAGTTTCTAGGCGCGATGATGAGCCGCCAACCGAGCGCGTCCGTCCAGAGGTTGCACAGGCCATCGTTGCAGAGGCGTTTGGCTCCCAAGCACTGCCTACAATCGACAAGCGTATGCCCAGAGAGGCCGCAGAATGAGCACCCGCCACACCACATTGCCGCCTGCGCTTGCCGCCTTTATCATTGCAAATGCCCAAGTCGAGGAATTGCAAAAGCAGGTGGTGAGACTTGAGGGCATAGAGGCCAAGCACCTTAAACAATACGAACAGGCGCAGGTTGCCACGCGACACGCTCGCGAGGCCCTTAACAGAGCAGTCGTCGCACGGTTCCCGCTGATCGAGCCAGCCGAACGCGCAGCGGTGAAAGCGGAGGGCGGGGTATGACCATCTACGCCCTGCTCTGCGCAATCTACGTTGGGAACCAATGCGCCCATGCAACTTGGGTACAGATAGACCTGCCGAACTGGCAGTTTCGCCCGTGCCGGGAAATCCTGCCTGCTGAAATACGCGGCGCGGCGCTGGAATGCGAAAAGGTAGGAGGTGCGCGGGCATGAGCGCGCTGGAATCCCTCACCAACGCCGTCATTGGCTTGGCCGCATCATGGGCCGCGACGTTCTTTGTTCTGGGATACAGCCCCGCCGACAGCGCGGCAATCACGGCCATGTTTTTCGCCCTTTCTTTCACGCGGTCATATTTGCTGCGGTTGCTATTTCGGAGGCTCACATGAGCGGAATTATCAGAGAAGAGCGGATCGGAGATTGCGTTCTATATCAAGGCGATTGCCTCGAAATCATGCCGGGGCTGGGCAAGGTGGATGCGGTGGTTGCGCGCTGTGATGCGGTAGTATATACTGATAAACATGGAAAAACAGCAAATTGGGAACCTGAGACGCCAGCGCGAGGCGGCGTCAATATGGGAGAGCCGCAGGGCAGAAATTCAAGCCTTGTATGTCGAGGGGCCAATGTCGCAAGCGCAACTGGCGGATCACTTCGGGGTCAGCCAGCAGGGCGTTGCGAAGGCTTTGAAGCGCATGGGCATCCTTCCCAAGTCGAAGGGCAGGGCGGGCGAACAAAACGGTCGATATATCGACGGGACGCAAAGCACGATCTACAGGCAGATGGTGGAGAAGACGCACTGCAACAGATGCGGGGCACCGGATCAACTCGTTGTGCATCATGTGGACGGGGACCACACGAACAACGTGGTCGAGAATTTGGAAGTTCTCTGTTCGCCATGCCACACCAGCCATCACAAACAGGAATGGTGGAACTCCCAGAAGGGTTCGCGGTCCTAACAGACCCCCCGTATGGGATAGGTCAAGACGGCGGGCGCGGGCATAGGAAGTCATCCCGCGCCCGCGTTCAAACAAAAAAGGGTTGGGATAAGTCGCGCCCTTCGCGGCTGGTTTTTGATTGGATAACGTCAGCACCATGCGGGTCAATCGTATGGGGCGGAAACTATTTCGCAGACTATTTGCCGCCCAAAATGGGGTGGCTTTATTGGCAGAAATTGATTGGCGGCGACTTCTCGGACGGAGAATTGGCTTGGACTAGCCGTGACGCTGCTTTGAAGGACTTCACTCACCGCAAGACCAACGCGGAAATGCAACACCCCACCCAAAAACCTGTCGCCCTGATGGAGTGGTGCCTTGGCTTCCTGCCAGACGCCGAAACCATCCTTGACCCGTTTGCCGGATCTGGGACGACTGGGGTGGCCTGTGTCAACATGGGGCGGCGCTTCATCGGAATAGAGCGCGATCCAGATTACTTCCAGATCATGGTGAAGCGCATTGACGAGGCTATGCGCCAGCCGCGTCTTGAATTGCCGGAACCGCCAGCGCCTGCAAAGCAGGAGGCCATGGACCTATGAGACGCACACCAATCACCCCCGCCGAAGAGCGCGCTGTGTTCGAGGCCCTAACCGTTGATGGCGTCCTGTGCGGCGATGTTGTCCAGCGGACAGGCATCGGACAAAACCGCGCGATCAAAATCATGGACCGCTTGGAAAAGCAGGGCCGCGCCCGGCGCGAGAAGTGCCGAGACTTCTCGACGTGGCACCAGATCCCCGGCCCGACGCCGGAAATAGAGCAAGACGCGGCTATTCGGGCTTATCTCGCGGGCATCCAGAACGTCGCAACGTACAGCCACGCGCGCAAATCGCACAGGACGGGGCTGAATTTGGAGCGCAGAGCAATGACAGGAGGCGCGTGATGGGCGGCAGACAAGTCAAAGGGGCGGTTTGGGTATCAGATCCGTTCGGATGGGGCGTGCAGGGTGTTTTTGCCGACACGGTTCATAGCGATGAGCCTCAAACCCATAGCCAACTTTTAGGGCCAGATGGCGTACCTCTAAAGTATGAGCCACAGCCACGCCTTGGGTTTGATCTATCACCAAAAAACAAGAGGGGCGCGTGATGGGCAAAGGCAGCAAGGCAAAGAAGCCGCGCAAAAAGGGAAGCCTGCCGGAATTGGCGGGCATCCCAAAGCGGCAACCGAACGGGCAGGCGCGGGCGAGGGCAGACGCGCCAAATGACCCGCGAAAAACGGCTCTACAGGCGCGGGTTCGACATTTCGGCGGCAAGGACACCAGAGAGGGCCGATTGTCCCTCAGTGGGCAGAACTGCGGCGAACAGATCGGGCTGGTGATGCAGCACAGCGCCAAAGAGGCGGAGCGAACAAAACTGTGGCAGACCTTCCAGGCGTGGTCATCTGCCGAGACGTCTTATCGCTCGCGGTACTTGGGAGCCAGCGAACACGCCAAGGGCGCGTCAATCGCGATGGTCCCGGATCGGGTGGAGTCTGACACCTCGCACAGCGTCGATCTGCGGGATCCGGAGCAAAAGGACCGTGACGCGGTGGCCGGGTGGATGCGGTGGAAGGGCTATCTAGGCCACCTGCAAAGCGCGGAGGTCGTGGTGCTGCACCAAGCGCGCCGAGGTGAGGCAATGCTATGGGAGAGCGCACACGCGGACGACAAGACAGGCGAGGTGGTGCGAGGTCGGCCCACTCTGCGCGGGTTGTTCGCGCTGGCGTCATTGCGCAAGCTACATGCGGTGGTGGAAGGGCGGAAATAACGCTTGATTTAGTCCGAAAACGCAAATATAGTAATCTGCGATAGCAGTCATGAGCGCCCGGTGGAAACACGCGGGCGTTTTGATTCAGCCGCTTTGATGCGGTGTGACATAACAAGTTGCTAAGAGTGCATTCCTTAGCGAGTAAGGTGCAAACCCTTTCTGTCACACCTCATGAGCGCGGAACGGTGATAGTAAACCTCTGAGCGGGCCGCAATCCGCTACAGCGAGGCAGGTCAGGTCACAAAGCCTTCGGGATGCGCGCTCACCTTGATATGACTGCCCCCTATACGCAAAAGCGCACGGGTCAGTTCTCAATCGCGCCGTTGGCCCGTGGCGCATGGGATGAAACTATTCGCTGGCTCCGGTGTTCGGATCAAGCTGGCGATGTGATGACCGAATAAGTCTTAGGGGTCCACGCTTGATCCAAACGGGCAGGGCTAACGGGCTGCCAAATTCCGCTGGGTTGATCACCGGCACAACCCGCCACGCCTCTCAACGATGCGCCTCTGGGCGGGTTTCTTATTCGAGGCACACCATGCGCGCATTTATCCAAGCCATTGCCGAGGCCATGCGCCACCCGCCAAGCCCACACTGCGCGCAACTCACTCGCAAGGGACATGAGGGCGAGGGGATAGATTGAGGCAGCTTTATGGCATCACCTAAAAAGCGAGGGCGCGGCAAGCCCCCGTTCAACTGGACGCCGGAAGTGGAAGGCGATTTGATCAACCGCATCATGAGGGGGCAAGTCATTGCCGACATTTGCGGGCCTGACCGAGACAGCTTCATTCCAAGCGAAACGACGTTCTATAAGCACCTAAGCCAGAGCGAGTCATTTGCGGAGGATTACGCGCGCGCGAAAGAGGTTCAGGCCCATCGTGAATTTGACGAAATCCGCAAGTTGGCAGACGAGGCCACGCCTGAAAACGTGCATGTCAAGCGCCTTCAAATCGACGCGAGAAAGTGGCGGGCGGGTAAGATGGCCCCCAAAAAATACGGCGACAAGCTGGACGTGGATATGAGTGGCGCTTTCAGCGTCACAATAGCATCGGAAGACGCGGGACTTTGAAGCACGACCAGTCGGCGTTTGTTTTGACGGGCAAGCAAAAAGAGGTCCGCGCGGTATTCTCAACAGCGGCCAAGTATCTTTTGGTCTACGGCGGGTCGCGGTCTGGCAAGACGTTTTTCTGCGTTTATGCAATCATCACGCGGATGTTGAAAGCGCCGGGTTCGCGGCATGTTGTGTTTCGTCAGGATGGCGTTGATGCTAAGCAATCTATTGGCAATGAGACGGTTCCTGCTGTTTTGGCCCTTGCATTCCCCGGTCTTCATTTGCGGTGGCGTGAAAAAGACGGCTATTTTGAAGCCCCCAATGGCTCGCAGCTTTGGCTTGCCGGGTTAAAAGACAAGGAGCGTCTTGATAAAGTTTTGGGGCGTGAGTTTGTCACCATATACCTTAACGAGGCGTCCCAGATCACGCTTGAGGCGTTCATCACTGTCTTAACTCGTTTGGCGCAATCTGTTTACGATTTGAACGGGAGCAGGCTGGCACTCAAGTGCTACGTTGATCTGAACCCAACAGTAGCGGCGCATTGGACTTATCAAATCTGGGTTCTTGGGGTCCATCCGGACGGCGGGTTCAAAATACCAGATCCGGAAAGTTACGCGCATATCACGGTCAACCCGGTCGATAACTCGGAAAATCTTCCAGAGGACTACCTGCGAAGCCTCGCAAATATGCCGGAGCGGCACCGCCGCCGTTTCTTTGATGGGCAATTCACGGCTGATGACGATAACGCACTTTGGCGGCGCAATTATATAAAATTCGAAGACGCGCCGGATATGAAGCGGGTTGTTGTCGCGGTTGACCCTGCGGTGAGTGCAAATGTCGGGTCTGACGAAACAGGGATTGTCGTGGCGGGTCTTGGGGTCGATGGGCGAGGCTATATCCTAAGCGATGACAGCGGGAAATATCGGCCCGAGGAATGGGCGCGGCGTGCTGTGTCTCTTTACGACACGTTCGATGCAGATTGCATCGTGGCCGAAGTGAACCAAGGCGGTGACATGGTGGAAAACACGATCAGAGCCGTTAGCAAAAACAGAAATATTCCATACCGCGCTGTGACAGCGACAAAAGCA